GCTATTGCTTCCATGATAGGATTCCAACACATCAACATTGGCAGGTATACTGAGTCTTCCGATTTTGATGACGATATCAATTTCAATACCACGTGTATTTATTTTGATGATCTTGGGAACGTCGTGGATGCTTGGTTGAAAGAGTCTCCGGGTGCTGCCCTGATCAGGTTTATCAACAAGAACAGTACCACTTTGGTCAAAGCCGCCCTAGAAGAGAAGAACGACAAGTGCGCTGCATCATTTGGAGGGATTACCGGAAATACCTGGCATTTCAATTGTCAGATGAAAAGTGTTTGCGCTGAATCCATAACGCGCAGATTCGGCTATTGTTATAAGACTGAGATTGACCCTGGACTCATGCAGGAAGGAAAATTCAACATTGACGAGGCTAAGAGAAGGTTCCCTGACTATTTCGCTAGTAAAGACAAGACAGTCCTTCCACCCTATATAGCGTACAGGAGAACACGGTATACGATGGACAGGGCCGATAATACAAGGTTTACTCACAGCGTTTCTAGTACAGCTCTGAGAGGCAAAGAGATGTGGGTCGCTGTGTTTGGCCATGTCAGAGAGCATTTTATAGCGCAGTTCGCGGGGTGCGATCGGAATTGCAGTCCCAAGGATTATGAAATTTGCCAGTTGTGTAAAAATCCCTTGGTAGGATGCGATTGTGATAGACACCTGGATGAAGAAGACTTTGCTTCTAAGCGGAAATGGGTGTTTGAGTCATTGAAGAAATATGCAAAACGAAGCACCATATTGGATACAGTTGCTTTGGAAGAAAACATCAGCAAACTTACTGACAAGGACATTGATAATCCGTTTGCTGTGGATGTTGGAGACGAAGACACTATCTCTGATGCCGTTACTGCGGTAGAGACAGCCGAATCTTTCTTTGGAGGAGACGTATGGATGCCCAAGGCCCCAGGATGGTCCATTGCGGAAAGCCTTGTTGCTTACAAGTTGTCTGGATTGGAGCCAGGAGTGTTCATTTTCCTGAGGTACCTTTCCTCTTGGAGAATCTATCCGCTCTTTTGCTTGCTCTATCCCTTCGTTAGCAACTTCACTATGGGTTTCTTGAGCTGTGTCATGCTTATTGTCTTTTATTTCAGGGTGAAATTCATGAACTATTGCCATTTCCTTCAATACGATCAAGAGTTTTTGAAGAGGCTTGTACATGCTACCTCTATGCAGGCAGTGAAGACAGTAATGCAAGCTCTTGCGATGGGAGGGTCTGCCTTGATCCTCAAGAAGACTATTGCTAGGATGAGCAGAGTACTCAACAGAGCGGAAGCCAGTCCTCCCGTAGTCCCTTTGCATGAACCCAACACGTTAGCCTTGGCTAAAATAGCGCTTGATGGTAAGAAGAGTTGGGAATTGGGGGCAATTCCTCGGACCATCACAGAGATTCCTGGAGGCACTACATTAGAGCAACTGGCTAACCTTGTGAAATTCAATACGGTTGAGGTCTCTACTTCAGGGGGGAATGCTAAAGGTATCTTTTTGAGACCAACACTGATGGTGATTCCGGCACATCTTTTCACAAATCCCGAAGGCAAGACAACTTCCGATCAATGGGTCGATACTCTTCAGATTAAGATGACGAAAAGAGTCGCGGAAAGGGTGATATATCTTTCCAGATCGGAGTGCTTCATAGAAGGTGATTTCGCTTTCTTCAGCTGTACTAAGTTGCAAAGAAAGAAGGATCTGATGAAACACATCATTCCTAGAGCTCGAAGTGATATAAACAAGAGAACGGTGCGTAGGATAGTGGCCGATGGCGTTTTGGACACGGTTTGCGTCTCAGATCCCAGCACCGCGGTCGTTAAGTACGACATGGAGTACATGACTTGGAACTTCAGAGTAGTCAGTCCTGAAATCTATTATATAACTCCTAGTCCTCCTTCTCAGCCCGGAGAATGTATGGCCCCCATGATCTTGGACTCGAGGCCGACTATTATTGGTCTTCATGTTCTCGGTAATGCTGAGTCACGTATTTCGAGGCCTCAAGATGCTCCTACGGCAGGAGCTCAACCCTTGGATCAGCAACTTCTTTCTCGGGCAGAGAAGTGGCTGTTACAGAACACGAGTTACATCCAAACTACGGAGAGTTCACCTCTGGACTTGGAGTTCAGGGGCAAGCAGTATCCCATAATAGATGTTCCCCACCATCTCAATGCCATAAGAACGTTGGATTTTAAGGTGGCTGAGGTAGAGTATCACGGATCTCTTCCAACAAAGTGTTCTCCCAGGAATACTACTCTTCCGACCACGTGTTTTAAACATGTCAATGCCATAGTAGGCCCTGCTTTTGAAGGCTGGAAGCCTCGGAATCAAGACAGGATGGCAGCTCCCATGAAGATGTTGTCCCTTTCCACTACACCTACCCCGAGTATCGATGAGAAATTACTTGACCATTGCATCAAAGATTTCGTTCTTCCAAGACTACCTTTGGTATCGGCCCATATGGAAAAGTACCCTGAATTTCCTTGGAACAGGTTGTTGACAACGGAAGAAGCTATTAACGGTGTTGATGGCTTCTTCGGATGTATCCAAGACAGTAAGGCTGCTGGTACGCTTGAAGGAGGGAAGTCTAAGAATCTCTTTGTTACACACAATGGCAGGAAGTATCTTCAGCCTGACCTCCATGAAGATTACTTGAGAGGCGTCTGTAAGATTACTGAGGGCGTAGACCCCGGATGGGTCGATCGTGTTTCACATAAGTCAGAGTGTTGTGATGTGGAACCTGAGGAACCTACGAAGAATTCCAGATTGATCACAGTCCACAACAAATTTTCTCAAATTGAAGAAAGGAGGGCCTTTTCAGGCATCAACCACCTCTTCAGCACTCAGAATGTAGAATTTGAGACTGCTATGGGACTGGATCTTCATGGCCCAGAGTGGGATCCAGTGATGAGGAAATTCTCTGGATCAGCGACCCACCCCACCAATTTTGCTACAGATTATTCTGCATATGATCACATTCAATTGAGAGAGATGAGGTCTGGTGTGTCTAAGGGGTTGTTGATGTTTTTAGAGCACATGAAGATGTGTGAAGAGGATCTAAGGTATGCTATGATGGTATGTTCTCTTTGGATTTACGGATACATTCAAGTCGAAGATGTAGTCGTGGACATGGCCAGGTTCTTTCCATCAGGCAATTTGTTGACGGCCCTGTTGAATGCCCTTCAAAGTGGCATCATCAAGAGATATTCCTTCTACTCAAACCCCAAATGTCCTAGGGTTGTTGGCGAATTCAACAGGCACGTTGTTACTATTGGGCTAGGGGATGACGACCTGAATAACAAGTTTGGTCATGCTTATGGATGGGGGCCAAGTGACTTATTTTTGACTGTACATAACTTGAACATGCAGGTCACAGATGCGTCAAAGAGAGCGGACCTGGAACACCTGAATGAGCTGTTACAGCCTTTGGGCAAAACCACCTTTTTGAAGTCCACTCCTTATTGGAATGCTGATTTGGAGAGAATCGTAGGAGTGAGAGGCCCCCGTTCCGTTTTGCGGCCCCTTTATTGGAGAACAGACGCAAAAGAGGCCCTACCCATTTATATGAAAGCTGTTCTCCAATGTATCATGGATGAGCTGTTTTTCCATGGCAAGAAGGTGTTTGAGCATTTCAGGCCCAAATTTCTCCAATTGGCCAGAATTTGTGAGGTCCCTGTAGATTGGTTGGAGCAACAAAGCTATGAGGACTATGTGGACAAGCACTTTAGCGAGGAGTGTTGTGGTACCCACTGTCCTGAGGACCTTTCAATTGTCTCCCCCTTTGAGGATGAATATTTGTCATGGAAACCCCTTTTCGACTCTGAGCCTGGCACTGATGTGTATTACAGGATGTTAGAAGACGTGAAGTTGCCCTCTTTGTGTCAACAGTACACTCCCCTAAGAGCTGAGGCAAATACTGAAGGCTTGACTGAGGGAGGAAGTTCCGAGGAAGGATACAATGTTGAGAGCAAAGCGGTGGATGAAGGAGTCGTGATGCAGGAAGAGAAGCCAATTGGCGACGTGATTGACAACGCTAAAGACGGAGACCTGATGAACACTTACGTCAAAGCCGGAACACTCAATATTACAGGGTCTACCATAACTACAAGCTCAGAGGATTGGACTGTGCGAGGAGGAGATAGTGGTACAGCTGGGTGGTTCCAGCCCCACTCATTTTATTTCAAAGATCCAGCCATTAAAGCCAGGATACTTGGCAACGTTTTTTACAGATCCAACATGACGGTGACTGGGAAGATCACCACGTCAGCGGGAAATTATGGGAAGTTGATAGTGTCAATTCATAAGCGAGATACACCAGCTACCTATCCTGTTGAATATCACTCGGACTTGGATTTGATGTTCTGCACCTCTATCCCTCACTGTATTGTGGACCTGCAGGAGCAGGAAGACTTTGAAGTTGTGGTGCCGTGGGTAAGTCCCGTTGCTATGCTTCCAATGGACCCCAGATCGCACAGTGAGATGCCTTATCTACGAGTCTCTCTGTACAGTAATAGTGTCGAACACAGTCTGGGTTATGTCATTCCTGTTTTTGTGGAATTCCGAGTGAGAGCCACCGATCTGACCATGGCAGGCGTAGGATACCCTACTGGGAATGAGGATGAGTTCCTTGGGAGTGATATATTGAGGGCAGAGGCCTTTTCAGGTAGTAAATTTCCCTCGGAACCCCCTTCAAAGTTTATCGCAGCTGCAGGAGAGGGACTTGGTATGCTTTCTACAGCTATGCCGACATTAGCCCCTGCCTCTGTTTTCATTTCCAGCATTGCCAACTTTGCTAGATCGTTGGGCTACTCTAAGAATATCAATAATTCTGTGATGAACGTTGTTCCCGCTATGAGTTCCCCTATGTGCAATTCTGATACTGACGCTTCCTTTGCCACTTCTATATCTTTGTTCGAAAAACAAGAGGTGACTATGGACCCGGGAGCAGCTGGTGACTCAGATGAAGATGGATTGTTTATAGAGCGAATAGCTACAACCTGGTCTACAATCTCGAGGAAGGTTTGGACTCACAACACAAGTCGAGAAGGAGTGTTGTTTGAAACTTATGTCACTCCCAGGATTTGTGTCCATGATGGCGCGGGGCATTGTGGTTATGCCAGATGTAGCGAGCCTGCAATCTTCAACAAGTTTGCAAACTGCACCATGGAGTATGAGTTTGAATTTATTCATAGTAGTACTCATTCTGGGACCGTCTTGATTTACTACAAGTGTACTGACAGGGACAGTGCCAATGAAGAACACATGTTGAGGTGTGTCAAGATGAATCTCAGAAATGCTAGTGTAGTGAAGATGAACATCGAATGGCAATGTCCTTTTCCGCTTATCAGTCCCAACAATGCTCCTTCTGTTCGACCTCATTGGATCTGTTTCAAGTCCGATGATGCGGGCGGTCATGTTGGAGATCCCCCTTTATACATGCCTAGAGCTTGTCACAACGGAGTTTTAGGCGTTAGGGTGGAGACACCGTTGATAGGGCAGGGACCCACCCAAGAAGCAAAGTGTACAATGATAGTGAGAGCTAGATGTGGCCCCGGCGCTATCTTTGGAGTCCCGGACAGTAAAGAAATGGAACGGGCCAGTATTCGTTCATATTTGTCTTCGGACACTCCTTATGGGCATATGTTGAATCCGGGTATCAATGTCCCGATAGTAGTCCCAACTAATCCAGGCCAAAACAATGAAGATCCGAGATCACCTCCTATTGGAAATCCTTTCTGTTGTACGGCTCCTTCACAAACTGTTCCTACTCCTAACGTCTCGCAGCCTAGCCCTCCTGCTCAAACGCCCGGCGTTACTACTAACCAAGGGAATCCGACGGTCCAGGCTCCCTTTTCTGAAGGAAGCGTCCCAAGCACGATACCTCCAGTGTTTTCCTCTTTCACCAGCAACCCAGCACTACCTCCTGGTGCTACGGCTCCTCCAGCTGCTGATAATGACGGGACTTTTGACTTGGCGGATGATGATTTTAGGAATGGGAATGAAACGGAGACTTCAAGGCCTTCATCTTCCTATTTGGGCAGTTTTGTGCCAAGTTTCTTTACTAAGAGCGCAGCACCTTCTGCAACTAATCGAGACGGCGCAGACCCCCAAAGCTCCAAGACTTCGGTTCCGAGTATCTTGAGTCCTACTGCGGGTACTCCCCCCTCAAGCACTTCTCATACAGTAAATCCTATTACCTCCGGTTCAGGTGCCCCTTCTAGTTCGGCATCTAATGGGGGATCTTCCATTACTGTAGCTCCAACTTCTGTGATTGGTTCCGCTACACCTACTGGTATTGATCAGACCATAGCGCCATCACTTCGGGCTAATCCTACAGCCATGCCTTCAGTCGGTGTAATTCCTACTTCTGTCCCTACTGTTGCCAGTAGTGGCAACTTTCCCACGGCTAACCCCACAACGAATGAACCTACCGTTGACCCTACGACAACGGAGCCTAGTGCCAACCCCACTACTATGGAGCCTACGGTGGTAAGCAAACGTCCTAGCTCAGCTCCAAGCTCATCAAATCCTCAACTTCCGACGGACAACCCTAGCACATCTGAGCCATCGTTAGTAGGTAAACAACCAACCTCTGCTCCGAGTGTGTTGGTAACT